TAAGTTTCACCCCTTCATCATACAACCTTTGGATTTCTTCTATTTTATTATTTGTTGTTTTGTACATGAGTACAAATGTACAACAATGTTATTAAAAATCCAAATAAATCATCAGAACGAACCTCCCGTGATCGGATTACGCATTACTATCTTTAGTACTTTTGTAGGATCCTTCACCCAAATAGCAGGCATTGTTTGAGACATCATTACACGGTATCCATTGAAGTTACCAGAAGACTGGAAGCCTTGGCTACGGCCCATATAGTCCATAGTACCATTCTGATAGAACCACTTCAATTGGTTATCCCAGCTCAACTTCAACATATAGATGTTATCATTTACGTTATCAGTGATATCAAAAATGATGAAGTTATAAGAAGACAATGGGAAACCATCAATGATTGGGTTTTCAATATCATTGGTGTGCAAGTTATCAAAAGCAGGGTTAAGAACAAACTTAACATTAGCTAAGAAAGGAATTACGTAGCTAGTGTAAGCAAATCCAAAGTTCAAATCCATACCTTTACCAGTGATAGCTCCGATATCAGCAGCTTGAATTAACAAACCAGACTGAATAGCTTCTTTCTTGATAGCTTCATTAACCATCTTCATACCACCCAAACCAGTTTGTACAATCAACTGACGCTTAGGATCTGGACCTTGGAAGTCAACCTTACCAACATAGAAGTTGTAGATTTCACCCTTGAACAAATCCAAGTTAAAGCTAGACTTGTTGTATACACGCTTAAAGCTGTTATCCAACTGCTTCCAAAGACCCACAGACAAACGGATATCATCTGGACCATCTTGCTTAATACGTCCACCTTGTCCCCACATTAAGTAGGTCTCAATGTCAGTAGCAATCTTGGTCAAGTGAGCAGCTTCCATGTTAGTCAAGAAAGTACGAGTCAAATTACCATTATCAAATGCACGCTTAACTGCATCTTTACCCATGATCTGAACCATAGATTCCAAGCTGGTAACAGAAGGATCCATAGTCTTATCAAAGTTACGCCAGATTTCAGTTACAGGAATAGTACCATCAGCATTCAAACCACCCTTCAACATCAAGTCAGCACGAGAAGAGATAGAGTAGTGAACGTGAGCTTCAGCACCACCTACAAAGTTGTAGAATTCACGGAAGCCAGCACCATACTGTCCAATATCAGAGAAACGCTCACCGTATTCACCACGAGCAGAACCCTTACGGAACATCTTAGTTCCAGGAGCTAAGTATTTAGCTTCTAAAGCTGCACCGTTGCTGTTGTTTACCAACTGTACAGTGTAGATGAAACCATCACCAGTTGGAAGAATGTCATCAGCAGTGATGTACAATTCCAAACCATTATACTTGTCATAAGTGATGATATCACCATGTCCAAATACACGCTTGTTAATTTTGATTTGGAAGGTAGTACCATCAACACCTAAAGAAGGATAAACTTCTTCATTTGCATACAAGTCAGTTACAATGTAAGGAAGATCCTGAGCTACAGGAACCTGCCATTTGTACTCACCACGTGCATTGTCTACGTTGATGATGTTTTTACCTCCAAAGCTGGAGAATTGATACAAAGGCATTTCTACCTTTTGTGACATAGCCCAAATATCTACAGGACCCAAATCCATGGGTTCAGCAGACTTAAGCATGTTTACTAAGTGGTATGAATCCACGTGAGAACTAGCTTGGTAGCTGGTATCACGAAGGAATATACCATTGTTTAAAACTGGAGTCATAATACTTATTAATTAAATTGTGTGTTTTTTTAAAGTTGTTTTACCATAATAAAAGTCAGTAGGCAAAGATTCTTCCGGTTTAATCCTTTTATTAACTACTCCATTAGTTATCCATTTATAACCTTTAGTAGCAGTATTTCCTTTATGAGATTCAGCCATTTTTTTCTTTGTTTCTTCTGACCATTTTTTACCTAAATTATTTTTATAACCCTTTCTTGATAAAGAAAACTTTTCTTTTTTTTCTTCTGACCACTTATATCCTTTACCATAAGAGTTATTTTTCATCCTATCTATAAGATTTTGTTTATTTATTTCACTCATATATCCTTTGATACTTCCAGTTCCTTCATCTAAAATATTACATAAAGTACCTGTACCGTCACAAATTTTACCATATAAAGCAATAAACTCTTTTTCTTTTTGATAAGCTTCCTCATATGTAATATAGTCTAAAACAATCTGTATTTTATAATTATTGTTACATTTTTTTACAATATTTTTCCAAATTGCATTTCTTCTTGTATCTTTAGATCTATTGTATGTTTTAGAATATTTACCTATACCTATATAAAAAGGTTCATTTTTATCTAAACGAATATGTCTATAAACATAATAGTTTGTATTTTCAAAATGAGCCATAATTTATTTATTGTTTAAATTGTGTTTTTTTAAAATCTTTTAAATATGTTTGTTTGTCTAGGAATCTTTCTGCTAGGTTTTTGCTCCTCTTTTTCTTCAGGAACACTAGAAGAAATCTTCTTAGCTTGTTCTGTTTTTAATTGTCTAACTGTATTCTCTACAGCTTTGTTTTTACCTTGCTCCATGATCTTAGATCTATAACCATCTGGATCAGAAAGCAACCATAAAGCTTCAGCTACAAGAGAGTAGTTAGGCTCTACAAACTGATGCTTCTCTAAAAGATGTCCTAACAAGTTAGTGTTTCTTCCAGAAATTGATGGATAAGCAGGTTGTACAAGACCAGCATATAACATATTCTGAGTCTTCTTATCTAACTTTAATCCATTCAATTCACCAGGTTGAAGTGCTTTGTATACGTTGTCCATATATGCAGCTGCTGCATGCTCTTGCTGTTGCTTCATAACCTCTTGTTCAGCAAGTTTTTGTGCAAGTATTTGCTCCTGCATTCTTTCCAACTTTGGTTTAAACTTGTTTGCTTGTTGCTCAAGTTTACCAAGATCCTTCCATGAGTTAATTTCTTCATCAATCTCATCATCTGTTCCAAAGCCGGTAGCTAACAAATAAGATCTTACAATACCTTCCTGATCCATCTCATCTGCAGGATCAAGAGCATTTACAGTCTCAACTTGAGCTAAGGCATAGAACAAACCTTTAAGGTCTTGACCACCATCCGCTACATACTTTGCAGCAACTTGAAGTTCTTCAGGTAAAGCTTCAAAGAATTCTTTTGGAGTTGATTGTTTAATCTTACTCTCTCTTTCTTCAAAGTTAGCCTGTAGAAGTTCTTTCCAGTCATTCATACTGTAATCCTCAAGTGGCTTGTCATCTTCAAATGGAATGATAAGTTCTTCTTCAATTAATTTATTGAAGATTTCAACCATCCCACTCTTGTTCACTTTTGGTCTTCCTTTTGAACTAGAGGTTTCTTCTTCCTCTTCTTCTCCAGGTGCACCTAGAATGTCATCTACAATTTGTTTAGCGGCTTCAGTGGTAAAAGTTTTAGATTTACCATCTTCTTCCTCTTCTTCTTCAGTCTTGTCTAAGAACGTAAGATCAGTTTTAGGTACTGAAAAAACCGTTGGTTTCTTTTCTTCCTCTGGGAGTACAATGCTGTCTGCCCCAGGTGCTCCACCAAAGATATCATCAATATTGATATCAACTTGGCTTACGCTGGTTTTAGTTTCACTCATATAATTGTTGGTTTTGGTTTCAAATAAAATATAATATATAAACTTTAAAAATTTGAAGTTGTAAGGGCATTTTTAGTAATATAAAGCTATTACTTTTTATTATCCTTTACATCATATTTATTCTTGTTCACTCTAGCTATCTCCAACTCTTTATTGGCAATATCTCTTTGGGTGGCAAGCTTCTCTCTTTCTATAGCTGTACGCTCATTATTCATAGTCTCTTTTATACCCAAATCTTTACTTTTTAAATCCATTTGTTGTTGGAATTCATTAGATCTGCGTATCTCTTTTATAGCATCTTGATAATCAGAGACCATGTTCTTATTAATGTCAACAGCAGAACCATATCCGGCAGCTTTAATTTCAGCAACTAACAAATCTTTCTGTCTGTCCTTCTCAGCTTCTGCAGCATCAAATTCCATCTTCATTCTTTGTTCTTCAATTCTAGCATTAATTTGCTGTTCTTGCATAGCTTGTTGCTGCTGCATTTCTTGCTGGCGGATAGCCTGTTGTTTCTCTTCAGAAGATTTTAAGATATGTGTTACCTCTGCAATAGACTCAGACTTAATAATATTACCCAGATCATAGATACTAGCACCGGCTGTGTTGTTTGTAATAGCTAATTGTTTCAATTGCTCTAATACAGCTCTATGGTTTGTCTTTGTAGTGCAGAAGATATTAAAATCTCTAAGCAATAGATCAGTGCCATTTATCTGGAAGTTTACCTTCTCATCACGTGTAGTAACATACTGCAATCTTATAGAGGGTTTATTACTCTGATAGTATTGTGCTAAGTCAGTACGCATTTGGTGTACTCTTGGCATTAAGTAATCACAGTGATTTATAAAGTATGTTTCTGTCTGTGCATATGAATTAGACACTGCTATCCTTACACCGGTTGCTGTTGCCTGTTCAACCTGCTCTCCAAGACGCTGAGGTGTAATACCTATCACCTCAAATGCTTGCTGTTTAAAATACTGAGCTAATTGAATCCTTGACAACAAACGCTGAGTCTGCTCCAGATTTAACACTTGATAGTGCTGGAAGTTAAGAGCATTCTCTGTGTTAGTAATAGATGTATCCAATGGTAACATCTGGAAATTCTTCATTGCTACATATGCTTTAGCAAGATTGTTTTTACCCCAATCTTCCCCTAAAGAATGTCTTGGCAATGCATTCTGATCCAGCATAATAACAGTTCCTAGTTCATCCACTAGAATATCTGCTATCTGGTTGTTAACAATATTATATCCAATCTGGAAAGGTTTCATTAAATCTACAAGAGATGTAGATCTAGTATTTCTATCTGAGAATACAGATCCCTCTACAGGTAGTTTACAACCATATAGTGTTGTATCTCCTTTGAATTGGAAAGGTATGCGGCCAGGTCTGTTATTACTCATACCTAAGTAGATAGGATTAATACCACCAGCATTGTTATTCATTCCAAAATAACCTGGATAGTTTGGTCCAATCTTTACACCGCCCCAAACTTCATTAATCCAAATCCAATCAATATGCTCACCAGCAATAAGGTTTTCTTTAGTTTTACGCTTCATTAATCTGGTGTCATATATAGGTTTCATAGTAATCTTGTAGCTTTCATCTACAACATCCTGTATAACCTGACCATCTTCATCCACCATTGTAAGGTGTCCAACTTTACGCTGAGATTTCCAATATATTGTTGAAACTCTCAACATATCTGTATTGCGGTAATCAATATAATCCTCTGATTCAGAAAGAATATATTGTACAATATCCTGGCCACCTAAACCACCTTGATCCCATACAGACATGTACTGTCTATATTGTAAAGATGGCATATTAGTGTTCCATTCATATGACTTGGTTGAATCATAGTAAGAACCATCATTCTGATAACCCTGTATAGGATAACCAGCAGCTCTTGTAGGATATATAGCCTCTAATGATTTCAATTCATCATCAGTCATTAGATAACCATATTTATCTATGATATCAGCCACAGTAAGCATTTCAATCTTACCTACCCAGTTACCCTGGGATATATATCTAACATCTGGAGATTTATGATAGAATGTAAGCAATGGATTCCAAAGCTCCACTTCATAATCATCCTCAGTCATTCTAAAATGCCAGAACTCTCTATCAGTGATAAGCATATCTCTAAATGCTCTCTCCTCAAGTTCATCCATTCTGAATCTTTCTTCATCTACTCTGAATTGATGCTCTGCCCATTCTTCAAGCATAGATCTGTAATCTTTCTTAAAGAATTGTTCTATCTCAGGTAAAGTTTTTACTTTCTCTATAGACAAAGCTTCCTGTATTTCAGGGTCTTCAGGGTTAGCCCCCATTGCAAGCATATTAGCAGCTATCTTAGCCTGAGCATCTGACACTAATGCTTGCTCTACCATCATCCTCTTCTGTTCTAAAAGCTCATTATAAGATCTTTCATCAACTGTCCGGAATGATACCTTTGTATTTCTTTTAGCAAACTCTGATACTAATACATTGATTACGTTAGGAATAATAGGGTAAAACTTTAATTCTAATGCTGATGCATCCTCTTTTGTAAGAATATCTATTAAATCAGCATACTCCTGATCTTCCTCTACAATGTAATCTGTACGATCAATAATACCTTTTGCAAGTTTATAATTCTTAAGTAGTCTTCTAGCATTTCTACGCATCTGCTTCATTCCCTGCCATTCTAACCAATCAAGATTCCAGGCAGTCCAATCATCATCTTTCTCCTCTCTAGGTAAAAACTGTATAGGCTGAGTCAATGTACTCATCCTATTATACTCTGTTTTTGCTCCGTTTTTGAGCTGAATAGCGTTATATAATTGCATTGTCTGTTACACTTGTATTAGGGTCATTAATAACATCTTTCATACTATACATAATCTCATCTGTCTCATAACAAAGATAAGAGATAGTTATAGTCATTTTCTTTAAACCTGTAGAAGTTATGTAGTAATTCATTTTACCTTAAGTTTTTAAACCCACTTCTGGGTGGTCTTTTAAGTGAAGAAACACTAGAATTTCCAATATGCCTAAAAGCCCCTACTTTTAATTTATATAAATCTTTTGACTTATCCAAACTTTCAGAGTTTACTTCTCTACGTTTTACATAACCTCTGTTAGATTCCTGTATACGTATAAAAGCTATTAATGCAGTGAAAGCTACAAGTCTATCCACGTTAAGCCCATCTCTATAGGCTAACATTTCTTTTAACAACATTGGATCCGGTATTCTTGTTACACCATATGTAGTGTGAACCACTGTACCATCCTCTTTTGTCTTTACATCCATCTCTTCTCTCAAGAACTCAATTGCATAAGAGATCATATGTGCTTTAAAAAGGTTGCCAGTATTCCTCCAACCATATTCCTGATACACACTTGAATTTGCTCCTAAGTCCTTGAGAAACAACATCTTATCCTTTGTAACAAGGTAGCGTTGTTTTCTCTGAGATATCATATATTGAATAAACAATGACACGTTATTTTCCACAACTGTCTGTGCATTGTACCATTCAATGATCATCTCTAATCTTTCATGTGTTTTTTTGATATCATCAAATCTACCACACCAAGCTGCTACAATTTTTCCTTGTTCTATAAAAGTTTTCTGCTCTCCACCCTCTTCTTGCAATACCTCAATAGTAGATTTATATACATAAATAGAGCAAAGAGAATCAGAGGTAGTGGTCTTACCTTCTCCCACTGGGTCAATAGAAGCGTAATACATACCAAAACTAGGGTCTTTGACAGGTCTTTCCCAAACAACAAGAGAGCCTGTTTTGTCCTCTGTTTTTTTAGAGATTGGGAATTCTGAGATTGGCAGCTTACTTGATTCTTTTGCCGTGATTTTTCCATGTTCATCTTTGTATAATTCTAAGAGTTCATATGCATATTCTTTATCCTCTATCCTTTTTAATTGTGACTGCACTAAATGTATAGGAAATATAGACTCCCTTCTAAATGCAAATCCCTCTTCTATATTTGTTGGCTTCTGAGATATACGAAGCTGATATTTATCTGGCTCCAAATCTTTCTTCCATTTTAACCTCTCTTCTTTGATAGCTTCTAAAGCTTCTTCCACCTGTGAGTTTCCATATTCATCTATATATGGAGGCATAGACCATTGTTCAGGAATAAATAATCCTGATAAACCTATAGTGTTGTTCTTATCTATAAGATTTGTCTCTACAGCGTAGATATCATTTTCCTGTGGATTAAGGATAAAATTCTTTAAAGGTTCACATTGATCCAGATCACCCACAGATCCGGCTGCTATAAACAAACCAGTGGTGATCATACCTGACTGCATAGCAGGTCTTAAATATTCATATGTCTCCCCCATCTTAGGAGCAATACCTGCTTCCTCATGAAAGAAGAATTTACATGGACCCCCTACACCGGCTGTTGCTGATTTCTCAAATGACAATCCTTGCAGTGTACCTTTCAATCCTACATCCTGTTTTCTATTCCCTTTTCTAACTTCAATCTTTTGCTGCCATAACAAAACCTTATCTGGATTCATAGGTCTGTACCATGCAGTGTGCCCATTTAAGAAGTTAGCATATTCATCTAGAAACTTCCAGGTTCCTTTATCATTGATATAATCTTTAAGACTTGCCCCAATCTTTAATGTCACCCCTTCATCAAACCATATAGAATTTATTAATTTTCCAGCATGAAAGTATGATGAAGCTATCTGCCGTTTTTTAAATATAGCAGCATGCTTATAATACAACTCAGCAAGTATTTCATATAGGGCCATATGATACTGTGCATCCCTAACTTTAGCAAATCCAAATTTATTCTCTTCTTTGTCAAAGATTGGGAGAAAGTTAAGCCACATATAATAATCCCTTGTAAGATACCATACATTCTTACCATCCTTAAACAACACACCTTTTGTACAGTATTCTTTCTGTCTATCCCAGTAAGCTATAAAGTCTTTAGATTTAAACGGGGCATCACAATAATACCCCTGTTTATTAAATATTCTAGCTTGCTCATTAAACAGGAGAGATGTCTCATTAAAATTATACTGACCTGGCTCTTTAAATAATGTATGTACATACTCTCTCCATTCATTCCTGTTAGAAAACTCCGTGTATGTATATTCACCTTTATCCCAGGTAGGTATAATTATCTCACTCATTAATTAAATTCTTTGCTTTTTCTGGATCACCTTCTCCCTTCATAATCATAAACAAGAGGGTGTCAATTGTAGGACTAGTGATAAGGGATTTACATTCCTTACCTGTCCCAAAATAATTTTCTTTGTCATCCCTTAAAAAAGCTGACCATCTGTTGGTATAGTCATTAAAATGAAATAACCAATTATATAAATACTTTGTTTCCATAATTATTGATCATAAGCTAATCCAATATTTCCTCTAACTTGGCTTTGTTGTTCTTCAGCCAAATCTTTATATGCCCCTTTAAATGATTCCCTAATTTGTTGGAATTTAGCAGCGGCATTCACTAAAGCTGTGATGTTACCATCTCTACCATGTTCAATAGGTGTTGACTCCATATACCGGGCCAATCTATCCAACATAGTCTTTATACCCATATATGCTCTATATGTAGGGGTCTCATACAATTTCCTGCATGTTGCTAATGCCTTTATCACTAGATCATCCTCTAATGAGAAATCAACATCCACTTCATTACAAATAATCTCTTCTTTCTCATGTTCAGGAACATTAAAAAAAGGGTTAAGATCTGGATTGGGACATGTCATATAAAACAAATATGTGTAGATTTTAAGATGATCCTCTGGATATTCATCCATTATATCCTTCAAACTCTTAATTGTATAGCAGTGTTCTGTTGCCACCACTTTTCCGTTTTGTATATCAAATAATCTGACTAGCATCTTGGTAATGTTTAATTAAATTCACCACTTCATCTTTCAAATAAGGGAGATCATAGGGTACAATCTTCTTTACAAGTGGTTCTCCGTTTTCATCCAACTTAGTAATAGGGTTTCCATATTTATCATTTCCCTCTGTATAAAATAACACGTGGTGTATAGTTAGTTTTCCTGGTTTTAATTTTGGGTTGTGCTTTAAGATAATATACATATATGTAGACAATTGTAAACTATAATGCCAAAAATTACAATCATCCAAGTGACTCACTGGAAAAAGCATTTTCTGACTTACACCCTCCCAATTCTTATATGATTCTTTCTTAATCTCTTTATTCGTTTTATAATCCGTGATGTTAACACATCCGTTTGCCACCTCTACAAGATCTGACTGCCCACATATACCAGCAGACTTGAGGTAGACAAAATGCTCAGGATACAAACCTTGTTCCAATTTCTGGGATGGAGCATACTTTATATCATTCTCAGTAAGAGGTCTAATTATAGGGAGCTCTACACCATATCTATTTATAGTGGACAGTTCCAACAAATCCGCCTCCCTCTGATTGTGATACCAGTTACCCTGCTGTATGGCTCTATTAGATTCATTATCCCAAGCCTGCAAGATATCTTCCACTGGCATACCATACCACTTAGACTTCTTAGACTTAGCCGATCTTTCCGCTACAGCCTTTGCATCAAAATGATGCTTAAACTTAGATATAAAACTTGTAACACTAATCCAGCTAATATCATCACCTGGATCTACAGATTCATATTTATGATTCTCTGCTTTAAATCTTACACTCATAACTTACTTAATATTTCATCTTCTTCCTCAGAA